GAATTTTCATCCTATCACGATCAAGCTTAAGTTTGGACAAAAAGAGCAAAAACTGCAAAGCTTTGCTCAGTTTTTTAAGTGGCCCTTTAAGGATGAGCTTGTAAAAAAATATCAACAAGCTAAGTATACGGTAAAAAAGGACCATTCCGTTAAACTTTCTACGGAAAAGTGGGGCGAAGATGTTATAATCAAACGCAAACCAAGGACAATAAAAGATTTTTTAAATGGCTAGAACAAAGAAAACAGAGGAGAGTAAGGGATTAAGCCCTAATCAGTTAATAAGTTCTTTTTTAAAGAACAATGAAAAAGATCACTACAACTATGAAGACGAGCATGATTACAAGGTGTCGAGCGGCAGTTTGGTAGTTGATTATGAATTAGGAGGCGGTTTGGGGCCCGGCCTTCATCGATTTACGGGAATAAACGAAGGCGGCAAAACCTCGGAGGCGCTTGAGGTAATGAAGAATTTTCTCAATACGGTGCCTAATGGAAGGGGGTTTTATATTAAAGCGGAGGGGCGCTTAAGTAAAGAGATGAGAAATCGCTCCGGCGTAGATTTTGTTTTTGACTCTGATAAATGGGCGGATGGCAATTGCTTTGTATTCGAATGCAATATTTATGAAACGGTAGTAGAGGCGCTACGGATGCTTGTAGGTAAAAATGAGAATAAAACCAAGTATTGTTTTATATTAGATTCCGTTGACGGCTTGATTGCAAAAGGCGACATGGATAAACCTTTCGTCGATTCCAAAAAAGTTGCCGGAGGTGCAGTGATTGCTTCTGATTTTATGAAGCGAGTAAGTATTGCTTTAGCTAAAAGAGGGCATATGGCTATTTTCGTTAGTCAAGTACGAGCCGACATCAAGCTTGATCCTTATAGCAAAGCTCCAGTAAGGCAAACATCGGCCACAGGAGGTAATGCTCTGTTGCATTTTGCTAATTTTATTTTGGAGTTTGAGCCATGCTTTAAGACAGATCAAATTCTCCAGAAGCCTAACGAAAAATATGACCAAGAAAAGAATAAAATCATTGGTCGCTATGCCAAGATTACAGTAAAGAAGAGTCCAAATGAAAAAACCAATTGTGTGATTCAATATCCGATCATCTATGGCCGTAGTGGGGGTCGTAGCATTTGGGTGGAGAAAGAAATCCTAGATATGATGTTTTTATGGGACTTGGCAAACAAAAAAGGTGCAGGATGGATAGAGTTTGACGAAGATTTTCTTTCAATGCTGAGCGAGGAAGATATTGAGTTCCCCGAGAAGATTCAAGGAGAGAATCAGCTCTCAAAATTCTTAGACGAAAACGAGGCTACCAAACTTTTTCTTTTGAATTACTTCAAAAAAATGCTGACGTCTAGCTATGGTGTTTAAAACCTTATTCGGCTCAACAAGAAAAGTTAAAGCCGCTCGCAAGTACCTTATTGACTGGGAATCCGGCAGTAAAAGCAAAGTACAAAATTCAGTTAAAAAATATTTAAAAAAATATTGGTCTTGTGATATAGTGTTTGAAGAGTTTCCTTTGGCTGGAAGCCGGATGACTTTTGATTTCTACAATGCAACGAAAAATGTTGTTATAGAGGTTCAAGGGAAACAGCATACAAAATTTGTTCCCTTCATGCATGCGAACAGTAAAATAAATTACCTGAAACAACTTAAGAGGGACGAGGATAAAATAAAATTTTGCAACCTTAATAACATTGTTTTGCTAGAATACTTTGATGGAGATAACGCTTTACCGGATTTGGATAAAATGTTAGACTTCTAACCTTTTAAGTGTAAAATATATAGATGATAGAAGAAGACAATACTCCCGACCCTCAGGCCTTCACTGTTCCTGAAAGCTTCTTAGAAAAAATGTATGAATTCACCGGCAACGGAGAGGATGGCGGCTTTATTTTAGCTTATGTCAACTCTGAAGGTAAGGCTATGATAAATTGCAAAATCAGTTCTCAGATTATCGAAATGGGGCTTAGGAAAGCCTTAGAAAGATTTTTGGAAGATATAGAGCTTGGTGAAAAAGCTGCGATGGATGGAGGCCCCGATTCCCCTCAAGATTTAGCTTGACAGTAGCTCAGTTTTATCGTAGCTTCAATTTGTATGATTCATTCTCTTGATTTAGAGATGCACTTACTCGGTGCACTAATTAAATATCCCGAAAAATATGCTGAGATTCAAAGCTTTATTGATGAGAGCGATTTCTATGCGGATGACAATCAAACCAATCGAACAATATTTTGTGCGATTAAGCAGTGCCTTGATCAGGGCGACAATATCGATCATGTTATTTTAGCCCAACGAATTCAATCTTTTAATATTAGTTTTCCTCAAGATATTAATATAACTGACTATATTTATTCTCTTTCACTTAGGGCTATTTCGCCAAGTCAGGTTGTTTCCGTGGCCCAAGAACTTAAAAAGTACTCCATTAGGCGATCCATCTATCAATCCGCTCAAGAAGTAGCTCAAAAAGTTAAAAAGATGCCTTCTTCCACTGAGTTTAGTGAGATTATTCAAACGGCGGATGAAACATTTAATAGCAAAATGAATTTGTTTGATAATGGCCCCGAAAAGCCAGTGAACATTTATGATGAGCTTGAGGAATTTATAGAGGAGCGGGGCAATAACCCAGTAGACGAATTTGGGCTCTCAGGGCCTCACCAGAGGCTTCAAGAGCTGTATGGGTCTCTACTTAGGCCCGGCAACATAACAGTCGTTGTAGCGCGTTCTGGGGTCGGCAAGACACGTTTCTGCTTAGACTTCTGCTCCAAGATCTCCGAAACCCATAATGTTCCAATTCTCCATTTCGATAACGGTGAAATGAGTAAAGAAGAAATCATTACCCGTCAGGCTTCAGCGCTTACTGGCGTAGGCCATCATTATCTAGAAACAGGCCAATGGAGGCAGATGGGAGAGCAGACCGTTACCAAAGTAAGGAAGGCTTTTAAAAAAATAAGCAACAAAGAAATCCAATTGTATTATTATAACGTAGGAGGGTATACGGTCGATAAAATGATTGCCACTTTGCGTCGTTTTTATTTCTCAACTGTAGGTAGGGGCAATCCTATGATTTTTTCTTTTGATTACATTAAAACTGCTTCTGATTTTGATAATGGCAAATCAGAATGGCAGGTCGTCGGAGAGATGGTGGATAAATTCAAGCGCACCATCCAGAAAGAAATTGTTAAAGACGGGGAGCCTATCATCCCGATGATTACATCCGTTCAAAGTAACCGTTCGGGGGTAGTTAATAACCGGAGAGCAGAAAACATTGTAGATGACGAGAGTATCGTTTCGCTTTCTGATAGGATTACGCAATTTTGTTCGCATATGTTTATATTGCGTAAAAAAACATTAGACGAAATAGACGCGGAGCCTAATTTTGGAACCCATAAATTAATTAACGTAAAGGCTCGCCATCTTGGCAAAAACTTTAATAGGGCTACAGAACCCGTTAGGATGCCCGATGACTCCCTTAAACAGAATGTAGTCCATTTGCAGATGGATGCGTTTACAGCTACGGAAATAGGAGATCAGCAAGATTTAGCCATTGCTCTTGGTGTAGGCGGAGAGGTAGAACAAAATGCAGAAGGAGATGACCCAGTACCAGCATTTAGATGAGGCTGAGATTAAGGAGGCTCTTGACCAATTAGGCTTTAAGCTTAATGACAGAGGGACTTATTGGCAAACGTCAGCTATTTGGCGCAACGGAGATAATCCTACGGCGATTCAAATATACAAAGACTCTGGCGTCTGGCGTGATTTTGTAAGCGATGAAAAGCATCAGCCTTTTACGCGCTTAGTAGGCAAAGTGCTAGGGACTACGGATAAGAAGCAAATATCCCGCTATGTCAAAATGGGCACTAGCAGCAATGACTTTGTAGAAGAAAGAGACAATAGAGTTAAAATACAAATGGATCAGATTTATAACATATCGGACCTCAAGAAACTTTTGCCTCACCATAAGTTTTATGTAGATAAAAAAGTATCGCTAGAGACGTTAAGGCTTTATCGAGGAGGTTACGCAACGGCGGGCAAAATGAACGGGCGGTATACTTTTCCTATTTTCCAAGAAAGCGTTAAAGATAATATTATAGGGTATACGGGTCGCGCCTTGCATTATTCGCAAGATGTCACATATTCTAAATGGAAGCATATTGGGCAGCGTAAGAATTGGCTTTATCCTCTTTATATTCCAGTAGGGGACTCCTACCCCTTTCTAGAGTCCATCAAAGAAAAAGAAGAGGTGATTATTGTTGAGAGCGTTGGCGACAGCTTAGCTTTAACGGAGAACAAAATGCCAAATCATTTAGTGACCTTTGGCTTAGGTTTAAGCTCTAAACAAATTTGTCAGCTTGTAGCCCTTAATCCTAAAAAAATTATCATTGCCTCGAATAATGATCACTCTAAGCCCCACAACGCTGGGCTTGAGGCTGCCATTAAAAATTTCATTAAGCTGATGGACTTTTTTGATGTTTCTAAACTAAGCATTAAGCTTCCTCCAATGAATGATTTGTGTGACCTGCATGTAGCGGACGACTTTAATTTATGGGTAAATAAGACCGTGGATTTCGTCTCCCAGTTGGAATTTATTTTAAAAACACTAGAATCGCACTCCGGAAGACGTATTATTGCAAGCAAGAAAAAACGCTGCTCTAAAATTAAATTCTTGCAAGAGTACCTTGAGGATTAATGACACCACAAAAACCAAAAGTTAAGCTATCCGCAAGCCGCTTGAAAACAGCGAAAACCTGTAGTTGGCTTTATTGGGCCAAGTACCACTTAAAGCTTCCCGATAAAACTAATGACGGTGCCGCTCGCGGTTCTATCTGCCATTTAATCTTTGAATGCTTAGGCAATCCTCGCCACAAGCCTAAGTTTAAAAAAATAATTAAGACTAAAGATGCTTTTTCTGTGCCATCAGTTGAACGATTGATCCACAAGCATGCCATTAAACTAGGTGTTGATGATGGGGAAAACATACAAATGGTTAAAGATATGACTTTAGCCGGACTGGAGCATGATTTTTTTGGCGCAAAAAGAGGGAAGCCAACTCAAGAACATTCTGAATATGAGTTTGATCTTCATATTAAAGACGAGGAGAGGGATTATTGTATAAAAGGTTTTATCGATAAATTGTTTTTATACAAAAAAAATAATTCCGCAATTATTAGAGACTTCAAAACAAGCAAGCAGGTATTTAAAGGAGAGGACGAGACAAAAAATCTACAAGACTATATTTATTGCCTCGCAATTAGGCAGCTATTTCCAGAATACAAAAACAGAACAAGTGAATTTTTATTTTTAAAATTTGACCTTCAAGCAAAAGGCACCATGAAAATGAAAAAGCTCACGGCTTCGAAGTTGAAAAAATTTGAAATTGAACTAACAAAATCTCAAACTTATTTGGAAAAGTTTTCTGAGCGTCAAGCCAAAGGGAATTACGCTGCTGATAAGCCACGCCCTAAAGACGGGAGTTTTGGGGGGCAAATTGTATGTGGGTTTGCAAAATTCCGCGGACAACTCAAAAAAGATGGGAATCCCATGTGGCACTGTGTTTATAAATTCCCTTTTGATTATTATGCTCTTTACGATAAAAAAGGAAGGTTAATTAAAACAGAATTCCCAGAAAACTATTATATTTTAACACAAATGCGGGGGCCTAATGATACTATTAAAAAAATGAAATATGAAGGTTGCCCTAGATGGAATTATTATTCTTGACATCCTTTAG